TGTACCATGCTTGACGTGTCTCAGCGTCCATGCCTTTGTCTATCTCTTGATCAAAATATACCTTAATTGCCTGTTCATCTACTAAACTGAATGTTATGTTGCCATAATTTTCACCGTTGTATGTAAAGTCAAAGTTAAAAAATCGTGCCTTAGTAGGGTCGACTGTAGCCTTGGCGTTCTCATCCCCAATATTAATACCGGTAAAACGGCTACGAATCTTATCGAATAAATTTTCTGAGACTTTTTCTATTTCAAGCATGGTTTAGTATTTATTCGTTTCGCCAGAACCAAGTATAACTGGTTAGCCTATATTCATTGTTTGGGACAGTATAAGGCATAGCATGCCACTGATTCATATTATTTAACATCAAATATCCCGAATTAACTCGATATTCGGGCTCGAATCTAATAGAGCCATCACTATTGTAAAATACAGTAGGCATTGGCTTAGTATTTTCTGTCAGATAGATTTGCATAGCCGCATACACACCGTCATTGTCAAGATGACTTTGCATGTCAAATCCAGGTAAATCTAACCAAAATCCTGTATCACAAGCATCAAAATCCATACCAATGGTAGACTGAATTGATTGATTTAAATTTTTAATATATTCGTTTATTTGTTTGTATACAGGCTTTGAATTTTTTATTTTTTTCCTTGGATAGAGCTCTTGAAGATCCTGTATTTCGCAGTCAGACAGTAAATGATCAGTCTCTGCAATTTGTCTTAAAATTTCTGAGGTATATATGTCATCGACAAAAAATAAATCGTTTTTACTATCGACTGGAGTTATTGTCATGACATTACAAAGGGCATAGGCATTAGTATTTCATCGCTGCCATCTTTTAGTTTATCGTCTAAGTTAGGGTCAAACTCACGTAAAAATGTAGCCATTCTTACTGCTAGTAGTAGTGCCATAACTAAGTCATCATGCTCACCTATTTTTGCTGCAAATCCACTACCCGATGCCACAAACACTTTTAGTTCACTTACCAGTGATTTGCTGGCTAGAAAGATTTTTTTGCTTTCCACAAGGTTTTTGAGTTTAGCACAGGCTGCAAGTTTGTTTCTGTTTGTGGTATTGAAACCTTTTCTATATCTACGAGCATTACCTGCTTTTACAGGCTCACTTAGGAATATACCTCTGATATTTTCTTCACCATACTCAGCAATAGCTACTAGAGTGGCTTCACCAATAGTATTGTTTTCTACGCTGTAATAAACGTCGTTGTCTGTGCCGGCTGCTTCTACTAGAGTTTTAGTAATTTCTGCTAATATTTTTACCTGTTGCTGTATAGGAGTTTTATTGTGTTGCCATTCTGCTACCTGTTTCATCGTAGGTAATTCAACGACCTGCATGGCAGCATAGTCTCCACCGGTACCAAGACTGGGATCTAAACTCACAATGTAAGTTTTACCTCGTTCTGGTTGTTTATACCAACGAACCTGTCCTTGTTTTTCTAAAGGTTCTATACCAGCCATTTCAGTTAGTACGATAGGATTAATCAGTGTTTCATCAAAGATAATAAACTCGCATTCCATTTCACGTCTGAATCTCTCTTCGCCTAACTGTGCTCGTTGTTCTATCTCCCAACGTTCATCTCTGTCAGGATGTTCTTGCCAACGACTCCTGAATGCTTTGAATCCATTAATGCCTAATTCTGTTTCGTTGCCGTATTCGTCCAGGCATTTGTTGGCCTGTCTCCAAATTAGTGCAAACTGATCTTCATCACTGTTTGGCGTGCTGGTAATAATACATTTACCACCTGTAGCCAGTGTGGGACTAATGGATGTCCAAAACTCTTTGGCAATGCTGGGTCTCACAAACGCAAACTCGTCACAGTATAGTAATGAAATAGACATACCACGTCCTGTGTTTTCTGTAGTTGTTGCACTTACTATGCGAGATCCGTTGTCAAAATCTATACTGCCTTTGTTATAACTGGTAACACCTGCACGTATAAAGTCTGGGACACTCTCATATGCATAACGTATACGTTGCATAATTTCCTGTGAACCAGTGTACTTGTGTGCTGCTACCAAAATAGTACTGTCGGGCACAAACATGGCGTACCAAAGCAAGTATCCGGCAGCAGTAGTCGATTTACCAGTCTGCCTGGGCATTAAACTGATACTGTATCTAAAACCGTGATAAGTGTCTACCAATCGCTTTTGATATTCAAAAGGCTGATACAACATCCTTCCCCGTGTTGGATGCTGGATGTAAAAATAGTTGTCAAGGAAATACTGTGGCCCTGTTGCAGGATCAGCACACCGTGCGATTTCTCGTATTTGCTGTTCTGTATAGGACTCAACACTGTTTGGTTTTTTGATTAAAACAACTTCCAAACTTTTTGCCATATCTGCTTGCTCTTTGTTAGTAAATACTATATAATAGATATTTATGAACTAACCCCATGAGGTTTTAATTGTCAACTACGCTATTACTAAACAGCGATTACAATCCAATTAGTGTACTACCCCTAAGTGTCGTTAGTTGGCAACACGCTATCAAACTATATTTTTTAGACAGAGTAACAATTTTAGAAGAATACGAAGACTGGGATATTCACAGTGAATATATCACCATGAAAGTTCCTGCTGTCTGCGTTACTAAAGACTACTTCAAATTCAAAAAGGCTGCAAAGTTTAGTCGAAGTAATGTATTTTTGCGTGATTTATATCAATGCCAATACTGTACTGATACTTTTGAAGCAAAAGAATTAACTATTGATCATGTTATACCCAGAGCAGAAGGTGGCCGTACTGTTTGGGAAAACTGTGTAACTGCCTGCAAACCCTGCAATCACAAAAAAGGCACTAAGAATTGGCGGCCGCTACGTAAACCGTTTAGACCTGACCACTTTCATCTAATCAATAAATGGAAAATGCGAGCAGTTCATGTGCCGCACGACAGTTGGTATCAGTATTTAGGAATAGAAACGCCTGTTAGATAGGACGCTCGCCTGTCATATAAGGCTTAGAGAACCAAAGTTTAAACCAAGCGTCAGTGCCTGGTTTAATTTTATGTTTTTTCATTAGTCGAGATTTTTCGGTACCAGTGTAACTCATGTTTTTTTCATTGACAGGGTTATATTCCTGCCATTGAGGACGATTACTAATGCCTGCCAGCATTTTAATTTCTTGTACTTCGTCCATTATACACCGTATTTGTTCTTTTTGGGTTTAGCAATAGGACTCTTCTTGTTTACAGTACCTAATTCCATACTACGTAGATCACCATTGTTGATATCTACATAAGTACTGCCTATTTTTTCATAGGCTTGTTTTAGCATTTTTTGTTCTTGAGGAGTTAGCGGAGCAGCAATATTGTATCTGCCTGCCCAACTTTCTGGATCAACATGGTCAGGTAATTCATTATCTCCGTCTAAACAAGCAGCGGCCAACATAACACGATATAATTCATAGACTCTGTCTTGGTTGTCTTTGTCTTTGAATCTATGAAGGCCACGAGACGCTTCTTGCTGGCGTTTGGTAATGCCTGCCTGACTTTTTGCTTCTGAAATTATATCACGAATTTTCATATTACCACTTACGGCATGACAATAGCGTGCTTTATGTCTTGGGCCAGGATTTGCACAGTTGTGTCTTGCTCTAAAACTTTTACGTCTTGCTGGATTTGATTTTTTAATACGCATGTTAGGATCACCAAAGTTAACTTTCACTACGTTACCTTTAGGATTCTTAACATAGACTTTAAACTTTTTAACATCGCCTCTCATTGGTTTACCCAATGGGACCTTGCGACCTTGATATTCTGCTTCCAACAAAGCACCGCTAACACCTAACAGTGCTAGTGCTTTGCTGTCTGCTTCAATGACTACACCATCTTCTGTAAAACCTACAACACTGCTTTCGATAACAAAGTTGTCAAACTCGATATCAAAATTATCGTCTATGCTGATGGATTCTAAGAATTGATTTGCTCTCATTTTTGTACCTTGATGGAGTTATACTGCTTCATTAGGTCACGACCCATGTTGCCGAGATCATCCATTGACTCTTTCATTGCAAGTGGGTTATCACTGAATCTTGCTGCGCCATCTTTATGCATGGCTTTTTCTTTACCAGCAACTTCACCGTTACCGCCTTTGGTCTGTACTTGTACAGGCATAACTTCTTCTTCAGGAGTTGTGCTGGCTTGGTAGCGAGGGTCTTTTTCTTCTTCAACTGCAGCCATTTGCTGATGTACATTTTCTTCTTGTGGCATTGGCTGTTTGGCTTTCATACCAGCAAGTGCCAACATCTGCATTAGTTCTTCTGCGGCTTCACCTTCTGCACTAATAGTAACACTCTTGTTGCCATCGCTGCTCATGTTGGTGCTGACGTTCATGCGACCTTCTTGGCCTTGATCCATTTCATAACCCGGGCCGCATTCTTTAACTTCTTCATCCCCATCAATGAACCCTTGTGGTTCTTGTTCTGCACTCTTAGCAGCCATTTGTTGAGCAAAACTTTGTGTGGTTGTACCGTCAGGTTTGACCATTACTCTTTCGTCGACTTTTTCTTTATCGTCACACTCACAGGGATCGCAGTGGCATTTTGGACATTCTTCGCCTTCAGTGACTGCTTCTTCCATTTTCTTTTCGTCGCTGGTGTCACCAGTTACTTTATAAGTTTTGCCATCTACAGTAAAACTGTCTTTACCTGCCTTGATAGCAGCAACACGGGCAGCAGTAAATTCATTGCCTTCTTCCATGTCTGCTTCTGACATTTTTGTTTCGCTAAGGTCAAATCTTGCATCATTAACCCAACCATTTACATCAGAGGCATATTGTGCCAATACTTTTGGATCAACATTTTGTGCTAGGTACTGGTCAAAATCCATTTTATCGCTTACATTACTCTCAAAGTAGCCGCGCCAAGCATCACCTATCGGATCATTCCACCGATCTAACCATTCGTAGCCAGCATCACCACCGCCCATGGACGCAATTGCCCATACACCTTTAGATACTTTCTTTGCATCGTTAGATGATTGTTCATTAACTGGCATGCCAGCAAGTCGCATCATTTCTGCTAGTTCTTTATCCATGTTGTTATCCTCTGGTCCTTGTTGTTCTTGATCTGTGCTGCCAAACAGTTCCTGCATTTTGTTCATGATCCACTCATCAGGAGTACCTGTACGTGCTTTTGCTACATCGTAGGGCATTTCATTGTTATCTGTGTAATAGTCATACAGTGCATTGTACAATGGCTCATTGGCTGTCAAATCAAAATTTGGATCTTGCATGGCTGCTTCAAGTTCGTTGTACATTTGATCGCCAACTCCCTTTTTTAGCAAATCCTGTTCATAAGACAGTTGACTGTCTTCCTTCATGTCCTCTGGCTCACGGGCACTGACTTCGTGCTCTTCCTCTTTCATGCCTAGTTGATTTTTTAAGTCTGCTAGTCCTTGCTTGCTGCTGATAACACCTTTGGGTTCTAGGTCAGCAACTTTTAAAGGAAAGTTTTGTCCTGCGGCTTTACGCTGATAAGCAGGAATGTCTACTAGTTGTGGGCCACCTTCAGCAGTGTATGCTTCGGCAATCATTTTTTCCGCAGTAGACTTGCTTTCAAAAGCACTTTTCTTAGGACGTCCACGCTTGCGCTTTTCGCCTTCTGGCTTAACTTCATCATCTGTGTTGCTCATACCGTCAGCGTCATACTTGCGTGTGTATACTGTGCCTGTTGAAATTTTTGTTTTATCAAACTTGCCAGTGCCTTCTTTGTCTTTTTGTTCTTTGTGCTTTTTTTCCACAGCTTTGAGCATGTCATCCCAACCTTCTGTAATCTGCTCTGCTGTCATACCTGCTGCAACAAGAGTCTGTAGTGCCTGTGTTGCTTCTTCTACTTTACCGGCTTTGTGTGCTTTCCATGCAGTAGCATAAGCGATACTGCGTTCTTTATCTGTTAGTTTACCGTCCTTAGCATAACCTTTTTTAATGTGCTTGACCATACGCTCTGCTTTGGCTCCAGGAGGTGCTACTTCGCTGACGTCTTTGGTTTTTTCTTCGCAGGCATCACGTAGGTCTTTGTTAGTCATGTCAGCTGCTTCTCTTGGACTCATGTTCAGATAGTCTAACAGTTCAGCACGGTTCATGTCTTCAAAACTTTTATCTCCACTGCCTTCCGCCACACCTTGTTCTTCGCCTAGTTTTTTGCCTTTAGCAGCAGCCTTTTGAAATTTTTCTTTGCCGTACTTTTTACGTCCAATAGCAGCAGCAACAGCGTCTGGATCTTTTGCACCACCTGCTTTAGCAGCGGCTGCAACTTTCTTAAAACCCATGTATTTTTCACTGACAGTGTCAATGCTTTCTTGCAGTCTAGTTTTTGCCTTAGGCTGTTGTTCTACTTTGGGATCAGGCTTGGAGTCTAAACTCTGAAACTTGTTTAGAATGTCATAGATGTTGCTGCTCATAATTTATTTTCCGTTTCCTGCTTTCATTTTCATTGGGTCAGGTATTTTGTTTTTAGTACTGCCCATAGCACTTAGTTTTCCCATTGGAATTTCGTTTGTGGTCTTTGCTGCAGGAGTGTCTCCGCCGGCGGCTTCGGGATATTCATATTTTCTTGTTTCTTCCAGTTCTTTAATCAAACTGGGGATACGTGCATCGCCGGTAAAGTCCTCAGGTACTGGTGCGGCTTTCATTTCTGGCGTTTCAAGAACTGGAGCATCTGTAGGTTGATTACTCTGCTCTGTACCAGCCAATGTGCTTTCAAATGCACCGTCGGGACCGTTAACACGAATTCTGTCTGCGCCAATGCCAGCGCCTGTGTTAATGGCTGCACGGATCATGTCATCTCTTGCAGGATAAGCAACACTGACTTCCATTACGTTTACAGCAACTGGACCCATGTTAGGAAATAGTTCTGTTTCATGTATTGGTGCAGTTTTTGGCTTGCTTACGCTGACAACTTTATACTGTTCTAGTGCGGTTTTGATTTTTGTGATATCTTCAGTGGCTAGATCGCCTGCAATACGCACTTTGAAATCGTAAGTGCGTGTAGATTCTGTTAGATAGGCTTTAAAACTTTTCATAATTGTTCCTATTATACGATATTTAGCAGTTTTGACTAATTACTGCCGAGGTTTGTCTAAGATTTGGGCCAGCAAGGCATTTCTATCCAGTACAACTCCCTGTCCTTCTATGGCTTCAGGAGCATCTCCCGACTGCTGATCTTTTTTGATCTGATGGTCCAAGCGCATTTTTTTCAATTGCAGGTCTACCATACGCAGTTTCTTGTCCATTTTTGCCTGCTTGGCAGCAATAGCGTGTCCCAACAGTGTGCCAGCAGTTTGAAACACTGTACCGCTGAAACGTGCTTCCATGTTCATGCCCAAATCCATTAAGTCGTTGAACTTGTCTTTAGCCAGTTCTGCCAGTTCGTCCATCTCTTGGTCGCTGGCACTTAAGTCCCTTACTGTGGGTAGTGCTTGGTCGATTTTGTCGATAGCCGTGTCAATGTCTGCTAGTTCTGTGCGATTGGCTTCTATGGCTCTACGAGCTTCCTCTGGGCTCACAGTCTGTTCGGGTTCAGAATCATCGGGCTCAGGCAAGTTAAATAGTTCTTCTAATTTCTTAGTCATGCTACTATTTAACGCTTTTTGGTTCCTTGGAAAATGTCTTGTTCGTTGACTACTCTAAACACTAGGCCGTGTGCTTTACAGAAGTGTCTGGCTGCTTCCCATTTAAACATGTTCAACGCTACTGCGGCTTTGTCCTTGACAGTACGTGCGGCCTCCATGGTAGTTTCTTTGCTGGGTTTGACTTCTATGACTTCACCATGGCGCTTGCCATTTCGGTCCACATAGATTACTAGGAAGTCTGGTACGTATATGGTGTTCTTATTTGTAAAAGGATTTTTATAGGGAACGTGTATAGCTTCGCTGGCCCATTGTAATACTGCTGGGTTGTTATCACAGAACTGCATAAAGGCAAATTCCCAACTGCTTCTGTAAGTAGGAGTACCTTTGCCTACGTACTTGTTGGGGTTTTGAATTTGAAATTTGCCCTGTGCATATTTGCTCATGGAAGGATAGTTCTGGTGACGTAAGGACTAGTTTTTGGTGTGTTTTGGATGCCTAAAAAACTAGTTGGTACTCTACTGGTATTAAGGTACAATGCTAAAAAAGGACTGAGTTCGTTGTTCTGTAATTGTTGAAACTGTGTTAACACACTCATTGGATCTTCACGCTGTGCCTGCGCTGTGTCTATAACGGCCTGTGCCAACAACTGTGCACTTTCTAAATTACCTGTCTGTTCTTGAAAATAACTTACAATAGCGTCATTGACATTAGAACTTACAGTAAATGTTGGTGTAAAAAAATTGTTGAAATATCTAGTAGTGTTATTGGTACCACTGGAATTTAAGTTGCTGGGTTGTTGAGGATTATAGGTTGTGTCTGACATTTAAACTCCTAAATCGTCTGATTGAAGAAAAGACAAAAATGTACTGTCGTATGAAGGCCCACTTTTAAACACACGATCATAACTCTGCCAAGCTGCTAGATCCATTGCCCCATCTTGCATGTATTTCTCAAATTGCCCTGGAGTTCCGCCGCTATAAAGATAATCACCGAATCCGCTATATACAGGATTTCCAAAACTGTCTGTCACTATTTTTATTCCTGGATCTGGTAACAGCACACTGGCGTCTTGATTCTGTCCCAAACTGCCTAACCAATTAGTAAAGTTCCCAAACGCACCTTTAATACTGCTGACAATACTGTTGTCACTGTTGTTTACAACGCTACTACCACCATCAACTGTATTAACAGTACGAGTACCATTTCCGTTGTCGACAACACTGATAGCGTTTTGTGCAGGATATTGACTGGTGTAGGCTCCAGTACCCACCTGTGAACTGACCACGTTCTGTATCTTTCCAGTCACAGGATTAAATGATTGGCCAGGTACTCCTAAGAAATAATCTAATCCAGTCTGTACTAAGTTGTTGACCCCTACACCCACAGCCGTTCCTGCTACGCCACTTATTCCTGCAGCAACGGTTTGCCCTATGATGCCGCCGCCAAACGCTTTGTTCAAACTGCCGTATAATTCACTGCCAACTGCAAGCCCTGCTATTCCCCCGCCAACTGAACTCAGTGTGTTTCTTACCAGGCCTGGAGTTCCGCCATCTACTACTCTTGTAATTCCTGTGACAGGATCAGTATAGTATTGTGCTTGAGTAGCACTAACATTCTTGCCTTCTTGAACCAAATCTCTAGTGTTTGCTGGATTAGTATTAATATTGTTTGGATTTACACCACTACCCGGAGCAATACGAACCTGATCACCTGCTTCGTTGAACCATACTATAGTATCATCTGCATATTTATACTTCCTAACAATCTGTCCGTTTTGATCTGCACTTTCTTGAATATATCTTACGTTGTTGGCTGGGTTGTTAGGATCGTATGTACCTGACTGAGTACCCACTGTTTGAAATTCAGAAATGACTCCTGTGCCAGTGCTGTCTAATATATAGGCTGTGGTTAAACTAGAAGTAGGTTGGCCATCTGCACCTATTGTAATACTGTCACTGTTCTGTAGCACTGAGTATAGTGCGGTGCTTGCTGGGTTAGGAGGATTCGATCCCTGTGATATTACTCCTCGACTGTAACTACTGTTTGTCGGCGTTTGAAGTAAACTTATGCCTGCTCCCAAAGTTAGTGCGGCATTTTGCCCACCGATTGTTGCCTGCGGACCAAATGTGGTTTGACTGGTTGGATTACCAAATATTTGACTTATTTGCTGTCCTATCTGACTGCCGCCGTAACTGGACCCATAACCAGAACTGCCGCCTGCGGTTGGGAAAAATACATTATCAAAAGCACCATTAATCGTGCCGCCTAATATTTGAGCACCAACCTGACCTAAGGTAATTTTGGCAAGTTGAGAAAAATTAGTGTCTTTGAGGTTATTATAAAATCTATAAGCATTCAGTACACTGCCTAATATACCAGCGCCATCACCGCTGCCATCTGGTCTATATAAATCTGTGCTGCCTTCCTGCAGTGCGCCAACTAGGCCTGCATCTGTAAATATGTTGGTTGTACTATTGCTGATAGGACTGGGAGTGTCATCATAGTGTATTACTGCAAAGCCGTTGACATCAACTGGGTTTACAAAACCTGTTCTATATTTGACGGTTTCAAATTCCACCGTCATGGTTGCTTCCATTAATTCGTTGCTTGCACTGCTGTCATGGTCTCCATGACGCCATGCTGTGATTACAGGATTAATCAAGAGGTATTCAGTAAAACGTTTGTTATGTAAACTGAAAATCTGTATATTACGTAAAAACGGTTTTAGATTACTGTTACGTGGTGTAAATCCCCATCCCTCTCTCGGTCTGGGTTGATATTTGTGCGGCACGGTGTAAAGTTGTGCATCGTAATCACTGTCTCTATAATAATAAGTGTAAAAATCATTCCAAAATTTTGTTACAGTATCTGCTGCGTCGTCATGAAAAGTAATGTTAAGTGGGTCGTATCTTATACCAGTTTGAAATATATTTTTCCTATTGTAGGCTTTAAGTGTACGTGTTTCTATGTTAAATCTAGGCAGTTCTACTCTTTTTGCTAGTAAGCCTGTTTCGTATTGTTCTATTAAACTTTGACTACTTACAGGGTCATTACCACCAAAGCCTGGTAGGATACCCTGCACTGCATCCTGACTCATGTTTATACAAACATAGTAAAGAAACTTTTGTTTAGGTGCTAGTCTGTAATTGTCAGCAAGAAACAACTTTGTGGCATGGTCATAGTAATGCGTATACTCACCAGATGCCAAAGGTTTTAAATCGCTGTTATAAAGGGTAGCCATATATAATATTTATTCAACAAAAAACCCACTCGTAAGTGGGTCTTTGTCACGGTGATTATAAATTAACCTGTTACCACTGTGCCGTTGGTACGTGCTACATCATTGCCTACTCCACCAGGTGTAGTTGTTTGAATGGCGTTGTCGTAACGTATGCTCATAGTGATAGTCATTGGTTCATTGCTGCCATAGTCTGCGTCATTGTAGTTTACGTCAGTTAGGAAACAGCCATATAGTTCCCACGTTTCTAGTACAACAGGTTCAATGTTACCATTGGCACCATCTAGCATTTCTAATTTAGTAATAAACTTATAGTCAATACCGCTGCTTGCACTGGCCTGTTCCATAAAGTCAAACTGTTTCTGAAGTTGTTCGCCTACTAGACGTGTTACATTGCCGCCAGCATCGTCACGCAGAGATGTTGTAACTGCGCTCCATGTTGGTCTGCCTGCAATATAAACACGGCTGTTGTACACAGGAATTTCCACTGGGTCAAACGTTAACTGTGGTCTAGCGAACGTCATAACCTGTTTGGTTAATTCTGTTTTAGGATTGCTTACACCAAAATTTTCAAAACTGACTCTAAATCTGAATTTTAATTTTGGCATCAACAGACCCTGGGTGGAAGCACTTTGGTCTCCACCTAGAGGTACTGTGAATCTTGTTAAGGATGATACTGCCATGTCTTATGCTCCTGTTCCTGGATTGGCTACCGGTGCTAGATTGCCGTCTTGGATTTCTCCTGGGTTCTTCAATCTAATTGGTATGTAGATAAATTCTACTGCCTTAGTTGGCTGTATAGCAACGTCTACATACAGTTCGTTTCTGGCAATACGCTCTGGCGTATTGTTTGTGGTATCACAAACACTTAGGTAATCTGTAATACCACGTTTAGCAATCAAATCATTTAACAAACTATTAACTGTTGCTAACAGTGCGTTACGTGTGATAGGATCGTTTGGTTCAAACACAAACGGACGAGCCACAATGTTAAGTTGATTACGTAAGTAGTTAACCAATCTTGCTACATTGATTCTATCCAATGCACTTGGTTCTGTAGCCGTAGTCTTCTGACCATATACAACTAGTCCAGTACCCGGTAAGTTTGTGAATGGGTTAATTTTGTTTTCATACAGTGTGTCACGTAGTCCTTGACTTACACCAATGCTTACAAACTGTCCACTGTCTTGGTCAATGTA